ATACAGGAGATGTTATGAGTTTTGATGTTAATCAATGGAACCCTGGTTGGTATGCTGCAGCCAGTGAAGAAGATCGGGCAATATTCCGTGAATGGTTTATCGGCGTACTGCGCAATGAACGAGTCAATGTTTGCTTTACCAAGGTAGATGGTACTGAACGTTGGTTGCACTGCACTCTGCATCCTGAGCATGTACCTCTGGTAGAGAGCAAGGATGAGCCACAGCGTAAACTTAGCGGCACTTCACAGAGTGTCTGGGATATCGATGTTCAAGGCTGGCGCAGTTTCCGCTGGGACTCAGTCAAAGAATTCAGCTTCAATCTAGGAGATCTGCATGTCTAATCTTAATGGTAGCGAACCCAAGGCACGTGATTGGACCGAGGAGCCCAAGGGTGAACTCATGCGTGTATTTAACTGGTACAGCTACGAGAAAGATAGAAAAGAAGCTCATGGCTATGTGCGATCCTGGTTAAAGAAGGAAGACAGCAAGAAGGTGGCTGCCTGGGACCGCATTGATCTGAATCTATTTGTACCAACCTATGGCTGGATTGCCAGAATGATCCAGCAGGGATCAACCATGCCTGCCAGCTATGTTGAACGCATGCTGGATCATATCGAGTATTGTATTATCAATACCGAGACAGAAGTCAAGGTAGATGACCAACCAGCCGTGAACAAGAAGAGCATTCAGGATGCCATGGCCGAGAAGCAGGCAGAATTTCTAGGAGAAGTAGAAGGTGAAATCGATAACTTTATTGTCAATGCTTATCGTGATACTGGTTACAGCCTGTACAAATACTGCCAGAGTCACAATACAGCAAACCAGTACATGGCAGCAGTCATTACAATCTGTGAACGACGATTAGCTGAACTAGCCATGATAGCTACTGATGAGCAGGTAGCTGCAGCCTATGCACATCTGGGCAAGCGTGACATCAAAGCCTATCATGATTTTTTAGAACGGATGGTTGATGATGCTGTGAAGTATGCTAACTTCAAGAAGGCCAATCGCAAGATTAGAGTTAAGAAGCAGAAGCCAGCTGGCGAACAGGTAGCCAAGATGAAGTATTTAAAGAAGTTCGAAGCATTAGAGAGTGTGCATCCTACCGAGGTTGTTGGTGCTCAGCAGCTCTGGGTCTACAATACCAAGAATCGTAAGCTGGGTGTCTATCATGCAGTTGGTACTACAGGCTTTAGCGTCAAAGGTACCAGCCTGCAGGGCTACGATCCTGAACTCAGTGTGCAGAAGACTCTGCGCAAACCCGACGTAACCATACCAGTGATGATGAAGGCTGGCAAGGTGCAGCTTAGAAAGGTTCTTTCAGATCTAAGCACTGCGGAATCAGCATTGAATGGTCGTTTTAATGATGACATTTTACTGCTAAGAGTGCTATAATGCCAACAATGTCAGTGATTGCGGAACTGCTGATCGGTGGATTCTTTTCCGCACTGGGCTGGTGGAGTGCCAATCACTATGTTGTAGAACCATTCCTAGATCCTAACCCTGCAACCATGGAAAAGAAACAGGAGAAGAAACAGGAGAAGCCAGATGATAAGCCTGAAAGAAAGGATCCAGTGCTGGATCCACAGCAAGGCCCCTAGAGTTTTAGATGTACTGCAGATGTTTACTGTCATAGAATGGTTAATAATTTTAATTGGAGTTGGTTATGTTGGAATGCATTGTATTGGGTGATAGTATAGCCGCAGGTACGGCTCGTCAGCTTCCAGACTGTACTAATTACAGTGTTGGTGGCTACAGCAGCTGGCAATGGAATCAACGCTATCGTGGCTACAGTTTAAATGCTCGCATCATTATCATTAGCCTGGGTACCAATGACACCAAGCAGATACCTACCAGACATGAATTAGAATACATGCGCAGCAAGGTCAATGCCGATGTTGTATACTGGATCATGCCTCCTATCAAACCAGAGAAGCAAAAGATAGTCATGGACTTTGCTCGCGAATATGGCGACATAGTTCTACCCATCAATCGTGATCTGCTTAGTTCAGATCGAATACATCCCACCCCCGACGGTTATCGCGACCTAGCAAGGAGAATCCATGGACATTAACAACGTTATTGACAGAATGAAGAATTTACAGAAGTTTGTAATCATTACTCCACTGCCCGATGAATTTGAATTCAATGGACCAGTACCCTTTGACATGCGTATCAAAGACGGTATCGTTACTGCAGACGTCTGGGCAGTCACCTTGGCTGAAGCCACACGTCGTGTCAACGACTACTTAAATAATGCTTGACAAAGCAGTACAGCTATACTATAATGTTGGTGATTTATTAATTATATGAGGGAATCATGAAAAAATTATACGTGGTGTTACCGTTGGTTCTGGCTCTGACTGCCTGCGGTTCTATAAAATATAATACTGGTGTAGAAATCGAAGGTCCAGGTAAACGACTACTCAGCAATGAAGTCAATTATCCAGGCTGGTATACTGAGACTCAGGATAGCAAGGATAAGAGTATCTATGCAGTAGCCACTGAAGAAAGCCGAAGCTTTCAGTTCGCTGTGGACCATGCCATGCTAAGTGCCAAGCGTGAATTGGCTGCCAACTTTAGTTCACACATCAGCGCCATGATGAAGGACTATGCTTCACAGAGTGGAGATACCAGAGGTATGTTACCTGAAATAGATCGTACTACTAAAATGGTGGTGGCCAGAGTCAACCTGATTGGTGTTCAGCGTGATAAATTGCAGGTAGTGCATGAAAAGAATGGCTATCGGGCATTCGTTAGATTGAAGTATAACACCGATGAAAGCAATCGTGTACTGATGCAGGAAATTAATCGCAATACTGGTCTGAACAATGCTCTCAAGGCCAGCAGATCATTCCGCGAACTTGAACGCGAAGTCAATAAAATAGAAAAGAAGCCTGCAGATCTGAACAATGAAATAAACTATTAATTGATGAAAGAATAAAATGATTATTGTTGACTTTAACCAGACGGCTATTAGTACGCTCATGGCTGAGCTAGCAGGCCGCACCGACGTTGAGATCCGCAAAGATCTGATTCGTCATATGATTATCAATGCCATACGCAGCTATAAGGTAAAATTTGGTACTGAGTTTGGTGAGATGGTCATAGCCTGCGACAATCGCCACTACTGGCGTAAAGATAAATTTCCCTACTATAAGGCAAGTCGCAAAAAGGCCCGACAGGACTCGGGCTTTGATTGGAAGTTAATCTTTGATACCTTGTCAGAGATACGGGCAGAATTGTCTGCGTTCTTTCCCTATCAGGTCATTGACATCGAAGGAGCCGAGGCTGACGATGTAATTGCAGTGCTTGCGCAATGGACTCAGGACAATGATCTGATACAGGAAGGCTTGGATGAAGTACCGCAGCCAGTGCTGATCCTGAGTGGCGACCATGACTTCATTCAGCTGCAGAAGTTCAAGAATGTGCAGCAGTTCAGTCCTATTCATAAAAAGTGGGTCAAGCCTGACAGCACCATCAGCAGCTATCTCATGGAGCATATTGTCAAAGGCGACAAGGGCGATGGCATTCCCAATATCCTGAGCGAGGATGATACATTCGTCAGTGATAAAAGACAGAAGCCAGTGACTGCTAAAAAGCTGGAAGCCTGGCAGCAGCTATCTCTGGACGACTTCCACAATCATGTAGACATAGATGTGGCTCGTAACTTTCAACGCAATCGCTATCTAATTGATTTTGAATATATACCTGACGCGGTAAGAAATAATATCGTGGCAGCTTGGACTACGCAGCCCAAGAAGGATCGAAGCCAGCTGCTCAATTACTTCATGGAACATAAGATGAAGAATATGATAGACCATTTAGGAGAATTTTGATGCGCCTTTTAATACCTGAAATCTTTGACAAGCTAGCTGATGCCACACCAGCTGAGCGAGCCGAGATTCTGAAGAAGAATGACACCACTACACTGCGCGATGTTCTGCGCTGTAACTTTGATCCAGCTATCCAGTTTGATCTGCCCAAGGGTGCACCACCCTACAAGCCTAGCCCACATCCTGTGTACATGGCCGAGAGTAACTTCTTTGCCGAAGCTCGTCGCCTGTATTTGGTCATCAAGGATCATCCTGGCCGTCCTAAAAATCTCAAGCGTCTGCAGATTGAAAACATATTCGTGCAGATGCTGGAAGGAGTTAATGCCATTGAGGCTGAAATGCTGATTGCCCTGAAAGACAAGGCGCTAGCCAAGCGATATAAAGGTCTGACAGAAAACGTGGTTAGAACCGCGTTTCCAGGGCTTCTTCCAGAAACATCGACGGAAAAGGCTTGATGCTATTGGCTCTGCAGTGCTTGACATTTTGGTTCATTTTTGCTATAATAGTGGTACGTTAAATGAGAAAGGACAAAAAATGAAGCTAAAGATCAATGACAAAGTGACATGGTCCAGTGCAGCAGGTAATTTAAATGGTACCATTGTAGACATCATATTAGCACCCAATGCTGCAAATCAGATAGTTGCTTGGATTGACATCGAAACCAC